TTCTCATAAGTTCCATCTGAAGTTGAGTATCCTCCATTGTGTTCATCGTAGCTATGAAACTTGATATTTCTGGTCTATTTACGCCATACCACACAGGAACAAGCACAAAATCAAATAAACATATAAAAAGATATACTCCTAAAGCTATTGATTGAAAGTTAATTTGAGCCATTTCTTACAAATACGTTGGACGCTATAAAGGCAGCGATAATACCCATGTTCGATATAACCCATGTAGAGCCAATACTGCTCAGGTGATCTAGTCTATCGAGTGGTACAAGTTCAGTCATAAGCACAGCTATGTACACAGTAACGGATATGGCAGAAAACCAAACCATATATCTTTGTTGGTCTTCCTTAGCATTGTTGTTTTCAAGACGTATCTTTCGTTCCATAATCTCCAGATCATCTATCTGTTCATCACCATTTGTGTCTAAATTAGCTGCAAACTCTTTTGCCGCTTTACCTTTAAAAGTTTTTTGTGTCATTTGAATGCATCCTTCATTGCGTTTAACATATCTTTCACCGTGGGAGGTTTATCCTTGGGATCATAGGGGCAAACAACCTCTTTAGGGCATTGACGATACGAATCAACCAGTTCAAGAAATCCACTACCATTTGCCCCTTCATATAAACACCACCACGCATGCGCATCTCTGCCGTTGGCGTTCTGATGTGCTTTCTCTATCTTTTTTAATCTGCATATCGTTAGATGTCCATTATTTAACGTAGGCACAAATTTATGTTCATGTGCGTTGGTCCACGAGCCAAAGACCATATGCAATAGCAATGAGAATGAGAGTGCCAATACCAAGGGTAACAACAAGTATAACCCAGAATATAATTTTCTCTTTTCTTTCTTGTGCTTCATAAATTTCCTTCTGTCTACGCTTACGAATCTGACCCTCCATCGCAATCAGTTCGTCCCATGCTTTTGTGCCATGACTGAAAGAAATGAAAGTGCGAAGCTCATCTCGCTGCTGTTGTAATTTTTTTTTGGCAGCAAAAGCTTCGATAGCTTCCTGTTCTACCGTCTGTCCGTTAAAAACCTTTCTTAATATGGAGGGGTTTTTAGCCCTCTTCTCAATATTAGCTACATCTGATACAGCCCCCATCCACTTGCTCAAATCACCTACCATTGCATCCAGTTCACGACCTGCTGCAAAGGCTCGTTTTATTCCCCCAAAAGCGGCAGTTGCTGTTGAGATAGCCGCACTTATAGTTAGTGGATCCATAGCTACATCCGCATTATGATGCTTATGAGTAAAAGAACAATAGCACCAAAAGTACCAATAAGGATAGATTCAATGCGCTTAAGACGATTAAACAAATCCTTGAACTGAATGCTGGTTTCAGTTTCGAGCCTAGCCGTACGTGTATCAAGATCGTTGACCTTAACGCTAAGGTTCGTGACCGTTGGCTTCATTTCACCCTCTACTGTCTTCTAAGTGTCGATTGCCTTTGAACGTCTATACGTTCTCTGTTAACTTCGTTTCTCTCGTCTGCTATTTCTTCTTGCAGTTCAAGACGTGCGGCATCTGTTGTGGCTCTCTGTTGCATTTTCATTTGCTCCAATAATAACTTTTCTTGCTGAAGCTGTGCATCATTAGCAACCTGTTGTTGTCGAATAGCAAGCTCCTGCATTCTAATTTTGACTAACGGATCTTCGTTCGCACCTGGTGGCGGTGCTAATTGAGCAAAGACCTGTTGCATAATTTCTACTTCCAACTGGGCGACTCTTTCTTCGACCTGTTTTGGATCTTGCAGGGCAGACTCTAACTGGTTGACCTGATTCTGTGCTGCATCAACAGGAACTTGTCCCTGTTGTGTTGCGATGTTCAGTTCTGTGATCTGGTCTGAAACCTCTCTTTGAACTGCTGCACGAGCCTTGAAGGCTATGTGTTCTAGTAAATGTCCGTACATCGTACCCATGACCTGTGGTGAAGTTAGCACCATGGGTGTTTTCATAAACTGCACATGCACTGCTATGTGAGCATCATGTGCCTGTTCTGGAAATGATTGTAAAAGCTCACCCCCCAAAGCCCTAGCGTTCTCGATTGCAGGGTCTGTGGGCACAGGTTTCTTGGGGGGTGGCAGTATCTCTTCTATGTTTTGTACTTCAAGAGCTTGGTACATTCTCTTATAGGCACTATGGAGGTTGTGGATCTGCGGATTTGTTTGCGCTAATTGCAGTTGCGTTTGCGCTAAAGTAACCCTCTGAGCCATAGAAAAGATGTTCGGGTCGCTAACAGGGATGACATCTATTTTGCCATCAAAGTCTTGTGCTTTTATCTCTCTTGGTACACCAGCTACCTCATAAGGGTACATAGGTGCTAAATTCTCACCAAATATCCTAGAGAGAAGTCTAAATTCTGTTTTCTGTGCGTAGTGTAGCCTCTTGTGAATCGCAGACATAACTTTCATGCCTCGTTCCAAGATAGCCATGGTTGTGCCTACGGGTGCCTGTCCACTGCCCCCCTCACCAATCTTCTGATCGGCAATCGACACAAATCTACGTCCTCCTTCTATAAGGCTTCCGAGAAGCGAAGCCAGAGTATTAGATGGCTCCTTATACGGGAGTGGGATAATTGCGTCCCTGATGTTTCCACCAGGTGCATCTATATCTCTGAACTCACCAGGCTGTAACGGCTCATCATCGTTTCTAACCCTCACGCCTCGTGCTTTAAATCCAGCCGGTAAGTTGGCCAGCGTCCCGGAATCTATTAACTGCCTCAATATACTAGTAACTGCTCTACCTAATCCTCCAAGCATATGTACAAGTCCAAACCCATAGAAACCTAGTCCAGGCATGAACTTGTAATGCACGAAGTACTGTCTCTTTCTTTTTGCCTGATCACCTTCGTCATAGTTTCGTCTGACGGCAAGAACCTCACTGCTATCCTTATCCACCGTTACGATGTAAGGTAACTTGATGCCTGTTGGCTCACCGTCAAGCCCTGCGTCCTCGAACCCCTCGAGGTCTAAATCTACGTGCATCTCCAGAATTGTATGCACGTCATCTGTATAATTCTTCGATATACCCTCTAACTCATTCACTCGCTCTCTTACAGAGTCGGACTCATCGTCCGTTCCGGGTACTAAATCAATATCCTTGTAGACTCCTGCAACTTGCATCTTGCGTAAATCATTTGCATCCATCCTTAAAACATGCGTAACACGAGATGCTGTCTGTAGATCACTAGCAGAATATGGTACTACCAGATCTTGAGCCGGAACAAACTTGGATACTGCTCTTTGTTTGCTCTCATCGTAGTAAACTTTCTTAAAAGTAGATCCTGATAGCGGTAAATAGAAAAGCATCTGATCTGTGTCAGGGTCGAACTCTTCCATAACCTCTGTCAACTGGTAATTCATAAAATCTTTTACACGATGTGCCTGTGCTTCTCGTTCAGCATTCTGCAGCCCTACCAGATTGACAGATACAGGACCGCCAGCAGGAAGTAACTCTTTATACGCCTGAGACTGAAACTGTGTCACGGACTCAGATATCAAAGGGTGTGTAACTCCACTTGCCCCTTCAAAGGGTCGGGATCTCTCATCATGTTGTACCCCTAGTAAATCCAGACCTTTGATGTATGTCTGTTCCCATTCTGATCGGGAGTCGTAATCTTCGTTGTACAAACCTATAAGTTCCGAGGACAGGGTGCCGAGAGCCGAATCGTCCAGCATCTCTGCCAGGTTTGCGTTGTGATCGTATGCTTCAGCCATAACCTCGGTCATCTCACCAGTTATAGACTGTACGATTGCACCGCCTTGTCCGTCATCTATAATCTCTGCTCCACCTGAAAAATCCTCTGGTGTCGCTATCTCTACTTCAACTTCTGGTAGCTCGGGGTCTACTCCCCCCGGCATCATACCAGAGTCTACCATAGATCCTACAGGTCGTGTTGCCATTAGAATGTTCCTTTAAATGTTCCTGTCGCTTTAACAGAACCGCCAAGAAATGCTTTCTGAACCTTTTTATTTTTAGGTTTAGATCTTTTACCTATCCTCATAATATCTTTTCTGATTTGTGCTGGGGTTCTTTTATATACATCATAACCAGGACCAAGAATCTCATCTAACCCCCTTTTACCAACTTTATTGTACAAAGGGTCATTAGGGTTTAAAAGCTTCAACAAAAATGTTTCTTGCTCACTAGGAGATAAGTCACCGAATACTTTAGCCATTAATAATACTCCCTTCTTTCGGGTATATAATCCTCTTCATCGTCCTCTCCGTCAAGGAAAATAAATCCTCCTTGACGAAAACGCAAGATAGCCATAGTCATGCTATCACAAAAGTCGTCATGATCACCATACGGGAAAGATGCCACTTCTTCAATAACTTCTTCTGCAAACTTTTTATCAGCAGGTGCCCAGACCCGTCCAGCCTCGAACATCGGAGCCGCCATATGCATCCTTGTGATCTTGTCATTACCTTTGTTCGGGGAATAACTCAAGGCGGGTATCCCTCGAAGGCGTAATTCATCCATCAATGGTGTACCTGACGCTTTAGCCTCTATCAAAACCATGTCTGGCTCCCAGTATTCGTACTCCTGGTACGCATGTTCCTTTAATTCTGGAAAATTCCAGCGGCCACGCTCTGCCGCCATCAAAATTATGTTGTCAGGCCCCCCTTCTTCAGGTTGAAACACGCCCCAAGTGGTAATTGCACTATAATCGGCTGATTCTTTCTTAGAAAATGCCGTATCGTAGCTCTGCATGATATATTTTATCTGTGGAATGTCCTCTTTTTCCCACATTTTCCACCATTCTCGCTTTACAATGGCAGATTCTGCCGAAGTTGGCTCCTGTTGCCACTGTGCTGACCATTTGGCCACGGGCAAAGACGCTTTGATCGATAACAACGCATCTTTTTCCCAAAATTCTGGCCATAACGGCTTGTCTGACGGCAAAATAGCAGGGAACTCCACGACTTCCCACTGGTCGGACATCGCATCACCGCCCTGTGCAGCCAATAATCGCCCTGTCAAGTCTTTTTTACCCCATCGAGTCATAACCAGAATGATAGAACCACCCGGCTGAAGACGCTGTCGGGGTCCAGAAGTGTACCATTCGTAGGCATTATCAAACGCACTCTCGGATAATGCGTCCTGCTCCGAGTGTGGATCGTCAATAATGAACAAATCCGCACCACGACCTGTGACCGCTGCTCCAACACCGGCAGCAAAGTACTCGCCACCCACGCTTGTCGACCATCGACCTGCTGATTTACTGTCTTCCTTCAAACCCGTCTTTGGAAAAATCTCCTTATATGCAGGGTCATCGAGCAAATCACGTACTTTTCTACCAAATCGTACCGCCAGTTCCGTATTATGTGTCGCCTGAATAATCTTTAGCTTTGGATTTCTACCCAGAAACCACGCTGGCATCAGGTAAGACGCAAATTCCGACTTACTATGTCGAGGGGGCATGTTAATAATTAACCTCTTCAACTTGCCCTGTGCCACAAGTTCAA